CCCAGTTCCATGATGAATTGTGGTTGGAGCAGTTTCAGCATGGTCTGTATGACCGGGCGATGGCTGCTCCATTTGAATTGTTTTTTGGGACTCAACTGCAACCTCCAGATGATATTTATCTGGGTATATTTCAGAAGCGTTCGTAAGTGATCAGGCTCTTGTCTATCCAGGGCAGGATTAGATCCTGCTGGCGCAGATGGCCCACGCGGTTGATGCCAGCCACAGCAGATTCGGGCAACAGACCGCTGTCGGCGATGGCATGCCAGTTTGCACGCGGATCTATCGGATCTTGGCTGCTCTTGTAGACAACGGCATGGATCCAGGGATCGTCTGGTACCTTGCGGAAAAAACCTGCTCGGCAGTCCCACCCAGTTACAGCCAACATGTGTATGAGACTGACCAAGGTCCAGTGGTAAAAGGTACCATTTTGCAGCTCGAACTGCTGGCGATTGCGTTCGAAGTTGGTAGTCTGGGGCACGATCAAGATCAACATGCCACCTTTGCCTGTGCGGTCACGCCAACGCCGCAGGGTATTGTAAGGATCCGCTACGTATTGGAAACTGTCGTGGCACCACAGGAGATCGTAGCGTTTGTTGGGCAGGTCCATGTCGGTCTCAAAATCTCTTGACCGATAGATGATATTTGCATGCTTGGTCGCACAGAAATCGGTAAGATCAACACCAGTGCACTTGATATTGAGGGGCCGAGGATTGCCCAGTTCTCGGGTGGTGCGAGTGGACCACCATAACATGTCTAGGCCATGTCCACAGCCAAGATCAAGCACGGTATTGATACTGGCCATGAAATCATCGAACTCGTATAAAGCGTTCAGTGTCTTGAGACTGTGTGCATGGCTTTGATGATGGTCAGAAAACCAAGGGTTCATACTTGGATGTCTTCCATTCCAGCCGTGCGCAGGCGCACGATATGACCCATCTGCCACTGTTTGGTATCAAGACCTTTCATGATGCCCAGCCAACGATTGCGTAGGAGTGCTACTTCGTTGATGATAGTCTCCATGTCGATCACTTCATCCTCGCCGTCCACGTATTTTTCCGCGGTCCTGTCGCTCAGTGCCCGGGCATAGGTTTCCAAGTATTTCTGGAAATGCCTGCGTCTGATGCGCCGGAGCTGGATGTTGAGATAGTTTAGGATCGCTTCTATCTCTTGCAGTTGATTGAAACGATGCTCGGTTATGCCCGGGAGTTCTTTGATGTTTGCTTCGACGTAGCCGCCGATCCGACATTCGCGTTTGGCCTCTTCGAGTTCGCGCTCGTAGTGCTGTATGAAATCAGGGATGGCGGCCAGGCTGGCCGTCACGCGGCTATACCACATCAGTAGTTGTCGTCGTAATCGTCTTCTTCTTCCTCGTCGAGATCTTCCTCGGCGTCATCGAGGAAACTCTGCAGGGCACGTTTGACGTCATTATCACCTTTGAAAGCATCTCGGATCTGCTCGGCATCGTAATCGTTGTCAATCAAGAGATTGATCAGACTGTCGGCTGCTTCTGCACGATCGGCTACCGAAATATGTCGCTTGAGTTCTTGCCAAACTTCATGTACTAAATCTACTGCCATTTCACTCCTCCTCTTGCGTGTCGGCAGTACTTACCTCGGTCTTTTGATTTTGGAAGTCTCGCATGACCTTGTCCAAGCAGCCATCTTCGTTTGATTCCCAACCTTTGCGGAAGTATTTGATGATCTCTCCATCCGAAGTCACGAACATGAGCTTGTTGCCGTCTTTCTTGAGCATACCTTTCTTCTCGGCAAGATCTGTCAGTCCGCTGTAGGGATTCATGCCCGTCTCATAAGGGATCTTGACCTGTACGCCTTCGAAAGGTTTGGCATAGCGTGTTTTCATCACTTTACATGCCGAACGTATGCCCATCACATCCGAGATCTTGTTGCCGTCCTCGTCTTCTTTGAGCTTGAGTTTGCGCATGGCAACCACGATGGATGAAGCGTAGATAAAACCTTGTCCGCCTGAGATCTTGTCATCGGGATCGAACATGTCCTGACTTGCATAGGTATGGTTGGTACAGACCATGCCCACGTTGTAGTTGCCGAACATGTTCACGCAGTTGCGCACCAGAGCTGTGAGGCTCTTGGCTTTCCTACCGAGGTCGCCTTTCATATCGCCGGCTTCGAACTGGTTCACATCTGTGGGTGTCAGCAGCATGCCTAAGGAATCGATCACGAACAGCACTTTAGGGCGTTCGTCCCCGGGCAGGCCCTTGTAGTCAGCCATGAATGTTGAGATGGTCTTGGCCACATCATCGATCATGGCCATTGACAGTTTGAGCAATTTTTTCTCGTCGGTTTCCACACCCAAGGCATGCAACCATGCTTCGTCCAGGGCGTTTTCTGTATCTACCAAGACCACGAAGATGCCCTGTTCTTGTGCGTGTTTGATGATGTTGCCAGAGCAGATATAACTTTTGCCTGCACCGGACTCGCCTGCGAACACAGTGACCTTGCCAAGCGGCACGCCTTTGTGGAAGTCGCCAGATATGAGATAGTTCAAGGCATAGTTGCCAGTGGAGATCCAATCTGTAGGATCATTGAATCCGATGCTCAGTCCATCGATTGATTTGGTTATTTCTTTGCGGAATTTTGATACGTCAAATGGTTTTGCCATGTGGTCCTCTTACGATAGTGATAGTGTTGCCTGATTGCCTGCGGCTGAATTCCTATATAGCATGGTTCTATAGTACGTGAGATCTTGTTCAAGGTCTACTACATTGGCGATTGGTATCTGTGTGGAAATGGGCGGCACGCCTTTTTGCTCGCACCAGGCCAGGAATTCACGGCTGAATGGTATGGTCTGCGGACGGCTGAGATTGATCTGGAATGCCCATTCTATCTGTTCATAGTTGTAATGGTCGTCGAATTCAAGTTCGGTATCAAAGTATTGCCATTTGTTATAGTATTGACGACCCACGTAGGTATAACCAAAACTGAGATTGACCACGTCGTTGCTGCTGTAAATGCTGTGCACGAAAGGGTTATCAAACACTTGCCATTTGCGATCGGACTTCAGTTCCAAGGCACCAGAAAAAAAATGTTCTAAACGATGCACGGCAAGATTCACTTCCTCATATGCTGGAAGATATCCTAACTTGGTCATGACCTCGGCCATGAGAATATCACGTATATGGTCAGGATACATGTCGTGCAGTTGATGACCTATGCGAGCACGTGCAGGGTCAAGATCGGCCCGCAGTTCATCTATGTTGATGGTGTGTGCTTGGGACTTGACCCATACAGCATGCTGTTGGTTGAGCGTGCGCTGATCCAAATACTGTGTGAGATCATCATGCTGTGGCAGGCTATAGCCCGCAAGGTCACGCAAAATCTCATTGGTCTTGCTTACAGCCGAGTGCAGGTTTTGCAACAGAGGGGCGATCCGGCGATAGATCGTGCCAGAGTCACCAAAAGACTGTGCTTGCTCTTGGGACTGCGAGATGAAAAATGCCATTAGATCGTGGTTGGCTACCACTTCAAACGGTATGACATCTCCTGAATTAGAGAATCTAAGATCGAATCGCATGTGAGAAAGGACACGGGCCGAGGCCCGTGTGCCGTTCAATCAACCTTTGCTTTGCCGAGCGCGGATCATGGCCAGGATGTCTTGCGCATTCTGTCCACCCGAAGTCGCTGCTGGTTTGGCCACAGGGGCTGTGGCAGCAGGAGCATCATCCTCGTCGAACTGGCTGGCAGCGCCTGCTGCCTTGACCGGAGAGGTGACCGGGGCCGGTGCGGCCTCCTCATCTACAACGGGCGCCGATGAAGATGAAGCAGATGGAGCCGCTACGCCGGCCGGTCTAAAGTATTGACCCCAACGATCGGGATCATAAGGTTTGCCATCCACTGAGGCTTCGAACATCTCTTTCATGACCTTGAGTTCGACTTCAGTGGGGCGTTTGGGTAGGAAGTCATTGAGGTTAAACAGACCATGTGCCTGGAGGGCTGCCTGCTCGGCTTCGGTCAGGGCCGTCTCTTTCCTCGACCACTTTGACGTGTTGTAGTCCGCATAGCCACCTTTGGAGGTTTTGGTGATGCGGAAGTCCAGACCACGCATGAGGTCTGTG